GATCAAGACAAAAATGTAATAAAGGGCAAAACTCAATGGTGTCAAAATAATCTGGGCATTCCAACAAGTCAAGTCAATATTGTACAGCGCAAAGAGAAGAGGAATTATGCTGGTAAAGATATAATACTGATTGATGACCATAAGAAGAATATAAGAGAGTGGGAGAGTGCTGGTGGGACTGGCGTTCTTCATGTTAATATTAATAGCACCATCAAACAACTGAAAGGACTACTTTAATGAAAACAACATATAAAGAATTTATGGAAGCAAAAGTAAAGAGCTGGGCAGATATGAAGGATAGTAATGTTATTAAAGCTGCTGACAAGTTTAAAAAGAAAATGAAGTCTGGTAATGTTCTTGGATATACTCAGGCACATGGTGAGTTTACTATATTCCGAAATGATAAGGATTGGAATGATGCAGTTAAACATGGCAAAGATATGCAGTGGCTTAAAGTGGAGTAATTAGATGGCTAAAAGTTTTAATATGATTATTGAAGATACATTAGATGATACAGAAAAAGTAGTAATGGGAGAATACAAAGTTCCGTCAAGAGGTGGAGCTTTAAAGATTCATAAAGAAGATCATAAGTCTTTTGGAAAACTCTTTACTAAAAAACCAAATGCTGGTGTTGGTAATGGTGAAGTATCTTTATATTGGTTATTTAATTATGGTAAGAAAAAGAATCGTGCTGCAGAAAATAGAGGTGGGGATGCAGCTGATTTAATTTTAGATAAGAAAAACTGTGAAGTTAAATCATATCCAAGTCACGACTCAATGACATTAGGTAAGTTCAAAAGTGATTTAAAAAGTCAAGAAATAATAACTTACTTATTTGCATTCTCAAATTTGTTTGTAACATTTGGAAAAAGTACAAAGGGTGCTAAAAGTTTTAAATCATTACTTCAGTTTAATGTTACTGATATAGCAGATTCTATTGTACTATATAATTCAATGTTTAGTTTGTTTGCAAATAATAAACATCTTTATTCTGGTCAGACTAGTTATCCATTATTTGTAGATATTAAAAAATCAATGGATGATTTAAAAACAAAAATAAAATCTATATCCCGTTCAAATTTTACAAATGCAAACAAAGTGGCTGGTGATATTGTAGCACATTTTGTTATGACTAAATTTGGTAACAAACCGGGTGAAGGTGGGTATATGGTAAACTGCAAAAAAGGTTCACCGACCGATGTTCATTTTCATCTAATTGCAACTAAAAATTTTAGGAATGATTATGCAACTTTAAAGAAAAGCTTTTCTGTAAACTCTGGTGAAATACAGATTAAATTAAAAGGTCTTTTTGGTTAATTTACTAAAACTCTTATAAATATATGAGGAGATCATTATGCATAAACGAGAAGTGATTAAAAAAGTAACATCTATTGGACATTCTGTTAGAAGCAGACCAAAGAATAAGAAGAAAAGAATAAGCTGGAAAAGATATAAAGGACAAGGGAAAAGAAGATAATTAATATAAGTAATATCTTAATCCCTAACCAAACCTACAATACATTATAACATACAGAAAATAGTAATACAAGGAACAAGTTATGGCTGCAATATATACAAAGGGACTTTCAACTCATAATAGACAATGGGCTGATCTGGATTTGGATTTTGTTGCTCATCCTATAACAAAAGACATTGTACGAAAGACAAACGTAGAAGCTGTCAAGAGGTCTGTTAGAAATCTCATTTTAACTAATCGTTATGATAAACACTTTCATCCTGAAATTGATGGAGGAGTAACTAGACATTTGTTTGGTTTATCTACAGCTCATACTAAACATGATATTGAGATTGCTGTTAAAACTTGTTTACAAAATTATGAACCCAGAGTTACTGTAGATAATGTTATTGTTAGTGGAGATTTAGATAATAACGGATTTAATGTTTCAATACACTTTACAGTAATCAATACACCAGAACCAATAGAAATTTCATTGTTCTTGGAGAGGACTCGATAAATGGCAAGTAATAAATTATCAATTACAGATTTAGAATTTGATGATATCAAATCAAATTTAAAAACTTATCTTTCAGCACAATCACAATTTCAAGATTATGATTTTACTGGAAGTGGCATGGATGTTCTGTTAGATGTTCTTGCATACAATACCCACTATATGGGATACTATGCAAACATGGCAGTCAATGAAATGTTTATAGATTCCGCATCTCTTAGAGAATCTGTTGTATCTCATGCAAAACATTTGAATGTTATTCCAAATTCTGTAACAGCTGCAGAGGCCACCTTGAGTATGACGTTTACTCCAACGGGTTCTCCTACTTCTTTAACGATTGCAAAAAATACAAAATTCACATCAAGTATTAGTGGAGTAAGTTATACTTTTGCTACTACGGCAACTAGATCAATAATACCTATTAATAATGTTTATTCAATTACTGATTTAAAAATTAAAGAAGGAACAATTCTAAATAAAAAATATACTGTTAATCTTTCTGATTCAACACAACGATTTCTTATTCCAAATACAAAGGTTGATACATCAACCTTAACTATCCAAGTTCAAAATTCTGCAAGTGATACTGGAGTAGCTACGTGGACAGATGGTAATTCATTAGATGTTACAACTATTTCTTCTACTCAAAAAGTTTTCTTTTTACAAGAAGTAGAAGGTGGAACATATGAAATTTTGTTTGGTGATGGCGCAGTAGGCAAACAACTTGCAGATGGAAATATTATTTTTATTGAGTATATGGTTACTGGTGGGGATGTTGCAAATAAAGCAAGTACATTTACTGCTGTTGGAACTGTTGCTGGGTTATCTTCATCTGGTTATGTACTGACTACTGCCGACGCAGCTTCTGGTGGTTCACCTATTGAGTCAGTTACATCTTTAAAAAATAATGCTCCTAAATTGTATCAGGCACAAAAACGTGCAACTACAAAGGAAGATTATAAATCAATATTATTAGGTGAACGATCAGATATAGAATCTGTTACTGTCTATGGTGGTGAGGATGCAAGTCCAGCAGTATATGGTAAAGTTTATATAGCAATTAAACCAACAGGAAACACATCATATAGTGCAGCTACAAAAGATGCAATTAAATCTTCTATTTTGAAAAAGACAAATGTAGTTACAGTAACACCAGAACTTGTTGATCCTATTTATTATTATCTTCTGATTGATACAACAATCAATTATGATCCTGTTACTTTGTTAACAAACGAAGATACATTAAAAACTTTAATATCATCATCTATTAGTAGTTATTTTACAACAGACCTTCAAAAGTTTGATAATAAGTTTAGGTATTCTAAGTTAGCAGGAATAATAGATGATACGAATAGTTCTATTAGAAATAGTAAAACATCTCTTAAATATCAGATGCAAATTGCTCCTACAACATTAGCAGTAGCTGCGACATATACTATGGAATTTAATACGACACTAACTAAGGGAACACTTACCAGCACTGCCTTTACGGCGAGTGATGGATTTACATATACATTAATTGATGATAGTATTGGTAATGTTAAGTTAATACGTTCTACATATACTAGTGGTACTATTACAATAGATGTTCCAACAACATATATGACTTTAGTATCAGGTTCAGAAATTCTCGGTACGATAGATTATACTACTGGTAAAGTTGTTTTAAATAATTTTACACCTTATACTATTTCTGATGGAAAGTCTTATATTAAGATGACTGTAACACCAGGAACTAACAATCAGGATATTACCCCATTAAGAGAACAAATAATAACAACTAATTCTTCTGATACGACTGCAATTAATATTATAATGGTCGCGGAAACAATAATCTAATATGGCAAGTAATCCAAATTTACCAATACATCCTTCGTTTGATGAACGAATATCTGTTCGTGTAGAAGGACAGTTACCTGATTTTGTAAAGTCGGATCATCCTACTTTTATTGCTTTCTTGGAAGCTTATTATGAGTACATGGAACAAACGGGTAAACCATATGAAATTCTTGGTAATCTTAGAAATTATTTTAACATTGACAAAACAGTTGATGATTATTTACAATATTTTAAAACACAATTTGGTAAAGATATACCAGAGGCCGTATTTGCTAATTCAAATAAACCCCATGTAATAAAACGGCTCCGTGATTTCTATCGTTCTAAAGGTAGTGAGAAATCTTTCCAGTTTTTATTTCGTTTATTGTATCAAGAAGAAATTGAATTTTATTATCCATCTGTTGATATGCTTCGTGTATCAGACGGCAGGTATACTAAAGATAAAATTCTAAGATGTATTGATACTAGTGGTAGTTCAGCTATATTTGATTTTACTGGTGTAACAATTACTGGTGGAACTTCTGGTACAAAAGGGATTGTTGAGTTGGTTCTTAAAGAACAGATTGGTGCTTTTGAAGTATCCACAATTTATCTTTCTAAAGTTGTTGGAACATTTTTAGCAAATGAAACTGTTACAGACGGAACAAATACGTTTACTCTTGATGGAATGGTAACTGGCTATACAATAACTAATCCGGGTAATGGATACATTGTTGATGATCTTGTTACAATTACTGGTGGTGGTGCAGGTGCTACAGGGGCTCAACTTTTAGTTGAAACATTATCAACAGGTAGTGTAACAACAGCAACTGTTGTTGCAGCTGGAACTGGATATGTTATTGGTGATAAACTAACAATAGACAATACTAATAAATTAGAAATTGACGGAAGAACTTGTAGTGTACTTGTTAAGACTGTAAATGGTTCGGGTGGAATTACTACTTTAGAATTTGAGAATAATGGCCATGGATATATC